TATACGGAAAAGCGGGTACTGGTAAGACCACACTTGCTAAACTAATCGTAAACACAATCAAATGTGACTTTATGATTATCAACGCATCAGATGAAAACAATGTGGACACCGTAAGAACGAAAGTTAAGAATTTCGCATCATCCGTTGGATTTGCAGGTTTCAAAGTAATCATATTAGATGAGTTTGATTATATGACACCGGGAGCACAGGCGATTTTGAGAAACTTAATGGAAACATTCAGTAAACATTGTCGTTTTATCTTAACTTGTAATTACATTGAGAAAATCATTGACCCTATTCAAAGTAGATGTCAATCTTTTGCAATCACACCTCCTACTAAAAAGGATGTAGCAGTTCAGGTAGCAAAGATATTAGATGCTGAAAAGATTAAGTATGAACCAAAGAATATGGCTGATGTGATTAATTCATATTATCCAGATATTAGAAGAATACTTAATACTTGTCAATTGCAATCTGCAAAAGGTGAATTAAAAGTAGACCACAAAGTAATGGTTGAAGCAAACTTTGCAACTAAACTTATTGACTTATTGAAATCTAATGATGATAAGAGAAATATGTTTATGAAAATTAGACAGGCGGTGGCAGATAACAAGCTAAATGACTATTCGGAAATGTATACAATGTTATACGATAAAGTTGATGAATATGCAAGTGGAAATACGGCAAATGTGATTTTAAGTATTGCCGATGGATTATCAAAAGATGCATTGGTAGTGGATAAAGAGATAGTGTTTATGAGCACAATTATTCAAATTTTAAATATTATAAAATAATGATGGAACAACAAATGGGTGGACCTGGATTACCACCAAATTTTAATTTAACGGATGCAAGAGAAATGCTTTGTGAGTGCGGAAACGATACTTTTATGCCAGGAGTTAGATTTAGAAAAGTATCACGCCTAATTACCGGCGGTGCAAAAGATAGTGTACTTCCAATTGAAATGTACTTATGTACGCAATGTGGAAAACCTCTACAAGAACTACTACCCGATGAATTGAAGGATAAAAAAATTATAGAATAATGGCAGTTAAAAAGTTATTTGACCATTTAAATGCAATAACTTCTGAACAAGACCCAAAGTATTTTGATAAACTTTCAGAAGAAGATTTGAAATCATGGAGTAACTTTATGATTAATAGATTCCTTTCTATGAAACCAGAGTGGGTTGAGTTGATTGCAACTTTATTACCATTGACACAAACTCTACAACCAAAAGAAATGTATAAGTTGTATATAAGTGTAATACCGAAAGGTAAATACTTTTTAAAATATATAAAAGGTAAATCGGAAGATAAATACGAAGAGTTTCTTATTGATTTGATTAAAAAAGATTTTCAATGTTCAGAAAAGGAAGCAATAGAATATATTGAAGTTCTTTATTCCACACGAGAAGGTAGAGAAAATATAAAATATATTTTTGATAAAAAGCAAATAACTAAATTAAAATTAAAAATATAATGTTAGATAAAAAATTTTTAATTGCAAATGGATGTTCATTTACAGAAGGACATATGTTGGGTAATGATGGTGCATGGCCTAAATTTTTAGGAGAAAAATTAAATTTAGATGTTATCAATATAGGAAAGGGTGGTAGTGGTAATGATACTATCACTTGGAGAACAATAGAGTTCGCAGAAACAAACAAGGATATTGCAAAAGAATCCATATTTGTTATACAATTAACGGAGTGCTTGCGATATCAGGTTTATTACGATAATTTAATAGATGAACCACAAGAGTGGCATGTTACACCATTATGTTTTGATAGACATATGAATCAATTTAAAGAAGGAAACAATGCGGCAAAATGGATATATAAAAATAGAGAAGAACTGGTTTATATTTTTAGTAATATAACATTTTCATTGTACAAAACTTTACAAAACATAACATCTTTGGTTTCTTATTTTGAATCAAATAACTATCCATATATTATATTTGATGGTATCAATGACCATAAACCAATTAAGGTTGATAATTTTTATTATTTAAAAGAATCTAATTCAGATAATATTAATAAGCAATTTAAATTAGAAACTTTTAAAAAATCTATTCTTTCATCGGAAGAATATATAAGACAAATGGTTAGAAGAACACATGGATATATTATAGAAGAAAATTTTATAGAAAATATATTTTCAAATAAAAAAATATTTAAAGAAATACCTGCAATGTTAAAGTATTTCATAAACACAGGTCTATCTGAATATAATGATGATACTCATTATTTTAAAGGAAATGGGGGACATCCTAATATAGAAGCATGTGAAATATGGGCAAATATTTTAAAAGAATATATAAATAAAACATTTGGTAAATCCGAATAAAAGGTTTATATTAGATTTATGGCAAGAGTATCATTTTCACAATATAGTATGTGGAGTAGTTGTCCACAACAATATAAATTAGCATACATAGATGGGTTATCACAATCCACATCCAATATACATTCTATATTCGGAACAGCAATGCACGAAACACTACAACACTATTTAGATAAGTGTTTACGAATATCCAAATCCCAGGCGGATAAAATGATTGATTTAAAAGAGTTTCTAAAAGAAAGAATGAGAGAAACTTATTTGAAAGAATCGGGTGGAGAAATCGGAAATACCACAATATGTACTAAACAAGAAATGGTGGAGTTTTTAGAAGATGGAAATATCTTATTAGATTGGTTTCAAAAATCTAAAAATTTCAATAAGTTTTTTTCTCTTAAATACGATGAATTAGTAGCAATCGAACAACCAATAAACACAAAAATTGCAGAAGGTGTAAATTTTATGGGGTTTATTGATTTAATTGTTAAAGATACATTTACAGGCAAATATCGTATTATAGATTTTAAAACATCAACGGCGGGTTGGAGTAAGTATCAAAAATCAGACCCGGTTAAAAATTCTCAAATACTTCTTTACAAAAAGTTCTATGCAGAATTAATTGGCATTTCCGAAGATATGATTGATGTTGAATTTATTATTCTTAAAAGAAAAGTTGTAGTTAAAGAAGATATACCAACACATCGAATGAGTAAACATATTCCGGCAAATGGTAAACCATCCATAAACAAAGCATGGACCACTTTTAAAGGATTTGTAGAAAGTGTATTTGATGAAACGGGTAGTTATCGATTGGGTATAAATTATAACAAAAAACCGAGTAAACTTTGCGGATGGTGTGAATTTTACGGAACACACTGCGACGGAAAAAATTAAGTAAAAACAATATATATTTAAAATTAGTTATGGCAAAAAAGAAAATTCTGTTACTATCTGATGATTTAAGAATGGCAAGTGGTATTGCCAATGTTTCTAAACAATTAGTATTAGGAACAGTCGATAAGTATGATTGGGTACAATTAGGTGCAGCAATCAAACATCCTGAAGCCGGAAAGGTTATGGATTTAAATGATGATGTTCGCAAAAAAACAGGAGTTGCAGATGCATCTGTAAAAATTTATCCATCGGACGGTTATGGTAATCCGGATATTATCAGACAATTGTTAATGATTGAAAAACCTGATGCAATTCTTCACTTTACTGACCCAAGATATTGGATTTGGTTATATGAAATGGCACATGAAATCCGTCAATCAGTACCTTTATTCTTTTATCATATTTGGGATGATTTACCAGACCCAAAATACAATAGAGATTATTACGAAAGTTGTGATTGGATTGGATGTATTTCAAAACAAACATATGGTATTACCCGTAGAGTTTGGGGTTGGGATAAAGAAAAACATTGGACTAAACCTGCAGATTGGCAAGTAAGTTATGTACCACATGGTATTAACTCCGAAGATTATAAACCGGTAGAAGTTCCTGAAGATTTTAAGAAAAGTATTTTTGGTGATAAAGAATATGATTTTGTCCTTTATTGGTCAAATCGCAATATTCGAAGAAAGCAACCGATTGATGCAATGTTGGCATTTGATGAATTTAGACAAACTTTAAGACCGGAACAACAAGATAAAGTATGTATGTTAATGCACACACAACCTGTGGATGAGAATGGAACCGATTTACCAAAAGTAGCAGAACATTTAATGCCAGATGCAAACATTATATTTGCACCAAACAGATATACAGAAATAGAATTAAATTATCTTTACAATTTGGCAGATGTAACAATTAATTTGGCATCTAATGAAGGATTTGGATTAGCAACCGCAGAATCTGTAATGGCGGGTACACCAATCATTGTAAATGTCACAGGTGGTATGCAAGACCAATGTGGATTTAGAGAGAAAGGTAGTGGTAAACTACTAACTGCGGATGATTATGTAGAGATTGGTTCTTTACATGACCGTTACAAAAAGAATACGCACGTTTGGGGAGATTGGGTTACACCAATTTGGCCAGTTCGTTCAACAACAGGTTCAGTTCCTACACCATACATCTTTGATGATAGAGTTGATTTTATTGATGTAGCACCACTTCTTCGTAGTTGGTATGATATGGGTAGAGAAGAAAGAAAAGCAGCAGGATTAAAAGGTAGAAAGTGGATGTTAGGAGAAGGAAATTTAAGTAGAGAATATATGTGCCAATCATTAGTAGATGGTATGGAAGGTGCATTTGAAAATTGGAAACCTATTAAAAAATATAGTTTAATTAAGTTATAATATGAAACCAACATTAGTATTTCAAGCACCAATTGCAACGAGAAGTGGGTATGGTGACCACGCGAGAGACCTCTTGCATTCTCTTTATAAATTAGATAAGTTCGATATTAAAGTAATTAGTACTCGTTGGGGGCAAACTCCAATGGATGCATTGAATTACAATAATGAATTTCACAAATGGATTGTAGATAATATTATTCCAAAAATTGAAGAGAAGCCAGATATTTATGTGCAAGTGACTGTACCAAATGAATTTCAACCATTAGGGTTTTATAATATTGGTATAACAGCGGGTATTGAAACCACAGTATGTGCATTAGATTGGATTCATGGTTGTAATAGAATGGATTTAATTATAACACCATCGGAACATTCCAAAAAAAGTTTAATAGAAACAATATACAACGAAACAAATCAACAAGGACAAATAGTACGTCAGCATAAAATTGAAAAACCGGTTGAAGTTCTTTTTGAAGGATTTGATGAAAATGATTTTGGAACAGATACGGTTGCTCATATCGATGTATTAGATGATATAAAAGAGGATTTTGCATTCTTATTTGTAGGACATTGGTTGAGGGGAAATTTAGGTGAAGATAGAAAGAATGTGGGAATGATGATTAAAACATTCGCAATGGCATTTAAAGATGAAAAAGTAAAACCAGCATTGGTTTTAAAAACATCATCCGCAACATTTAGTGTATTGGATAGAGAGGCAACTATTGCAAAAATTAGACAAGCATTGGGTAAAGACTATAATAAAGTTCCAGTATATCTTATACATGGTGATATGTCCGCATATGAATTAAATGCATTATATGAACATCCAAAGGTAAAAGCAATGTTGAACTTTACAAAAGGTGAAGGATTTGGTAGACCTTTATTGGAATTTAGTTTGACAGGTAAGCCGGTAATCGTTTCCAATTGGAGTGGCCACATAGATTTCTTAAAAAGTGGAGCAGTATTGTTGGAAGGTGAATTAAAACCAGTACACGAATCAGCAGCAGACCAGTTTTTATTAAAAGAATCGCAATGGTTTAATGTCAATATTTCAAAAGCTTTGATAAAAATTAAAGATGTTTATAAAAACTATGATAAATACAAAACCGAATCATTTCAATTGGGAAAGCAAAATAAGCAAAACTTTAGTTTATCAAAAATGACTAAATTGTTTGATGGTATTTTAAACCAATATGGTATTTATAATAAAATACAACCAAAATTTCAGCAGATACAATTACCCAAATTAAAAATGTTGAATAAATAATGAACAATTATAATCCACTATATCGTAAACATATAGATGATAGAAACATAGTATCACCTAATAAAATGACTAGGGGTAAATTTTATTTAATAAAAGAATATGTTTATGTAGATGGAGAAAAGGGAAAATTCACAGAAACAACGGCACCGATTATATTTACGTTATTTGTATCGAAATCAAAAGATATAATACATTGTGTAAAAGTATCTGGAATTAATCCAAATGTTATAAAAAGATTTTTTGGAAAGTTTGTAAATGAAAAAACAGAATCATTACAAATGAGAGGAAATGCAAAAGATATATACTCAAAAATAGTTAGTAAAATTCCAGTTATAACAGATGATGCTTATAGAACTTACAAAATTAGTGGATTAAAAAAGGTTGTTGAATTAACTATGGATGTAAATGAAATTACACCTAAAAATAAGAATGTTGTCGGAATAGATAAAAAATCACAATTAAGAAATAGATAGTATGACATCAAAAGAATTCGTCCTTTGGTTAAAAGGATTTACGGATGGGGTACATGAATTTAACATTACTCCAAAACAATGGGATTACTTAAAAGAAAAATTGGCAAAAGTTAATGATGGAACTCCAATAGGTGAAGGTGGATGGGGAACACCAAATACTACTCCAATGTGGCAACACCCACATTATCCAAATCCACTACATGACCCCTACAATCCATACAAAATAACTTGTAGAGGAGAAGAAACACCAACCGGAACAACTATTACAACAACGCCTGGTAGTACCGGATTTATTACGGTTTCAAATCCAAACATAGCATCATTTGGTACAGGTAGTACGGGTATTTTAAATACATATAACCCATCAACATCAACCACATATGGTTATCCTAGTGGTTCTGCATGGAGTTACACAACATCAAACGAAAAAGTACTTTAATGAAAACAGCATTGGTAACGGGAGGTTGTGGATTTGTGGGATATGCTCTATCACAAAAATTAATAGAAAGAGGATATGATGTAGATGTTATAGATAATCTTTCAATAGGTGGTGAAGCTAAAAATCCAAAAGCAATTGGTGCACATTTTTTGGGTGGTGATGTTAGAGCAATGGATAACATTAAAGATAAATCATATACTCACATTTTTCATTTGGCAGCATTAAGTAGAATCCAACCATCTTTTGAAAAACCACAACAAACATTTTCAGTTAATGTGGATGGAACTAAACAGGTCGTTGAATATGCACATAGAAACAAATCAAAACTAATATATGCAGGTTCATCATCTCGTCATCATAATCCAATGTTGTCACCATATGCTATGAGTAAACATATGGGAGAAGAATGGATTAAAATGTATAAAGGAGTTTATGATTTAAATGCAGAAATAGTTAGATTCTACAATGTATATGGGCCTGGTGAATTAGTAGATTCTCATATGGCGGCGGTGATTGGATTGTGGAGAGCTGCAATTAGAAAAGGAGAACCAATCAAAATACATGGTGATGGTGAACAAAGGAGAGATTTTACTCATATTGATGATATCGTAGATGGTTTGATTAGAATTGCAGAGAGTGATGAAAAACACGAAGATGCATGGGAATTGGGAACAGGTAAAAACTATTCTTTAAACGAAGTTGCAGATATGTTTGGTGATGTTAAGAAAGAATATACGAATGATGTAAAGGGTAATTATAGAAAAACATTAAGATTAAATGATGATACCATTCAAAGATTGAAATGGCAACCAACTGATAAATTAAAAAGTTACATAAATGAAATTAAGTTACGCAATAACAGCTTGTAATGAGCATGAAGAAATTATTCGATTAGTTACACAATTACTAAACTACAAAGGAGAAAATTCAGAAATTGTAGTTCTTTTAGATACCCCAAAAGCACCATCTGAAATGATTGAGTATTTAGAGTTACAGGCAAACGCAGACCACATAACCCTAATTGAATCCGAATTCGATAATGATTTTGCACAATGGAAGAACTTATTAAATTCACAATGTAAGGGTGAATGGATTTTTCAATTGGATGCTGATGAATATCTTACATCCGATTTAATTGATAATTTGGAAGATATATTGGATAATAATCAGGACAAAGATATGATTGTTGTTCCTCGTATAAATACCGTTGACGGATTAACAGATACTCATATTCAAAAATGGGGATGGAATGTTAATGAGAAAGGTTGGGTAAATTTCCCAGATGTACAAACTCGTATATATAAAAATTCGGATAACATAGGATGGAGTGGTAAAGTGCACGAAAGAATTGTAGGGTTTCAAAATTACACCGCATTTCCAACCGATGAAGTATATTGTATCAAACATCCAAAGACAATCGAAAGACAAGAAAAGCAAAACAACTATTACAATACTTTATAATGGTACATGTTTATTATCACATATATGCTATTGATGGAGTTGAATCTATAATTGATGAACAAATACAACTCATTCAAACGTATTTCGATTTTCCATATAAAATGAATATAGGAATATCGATTTCAAATGATAGCATTTCATCTAAACCAATATTAGATAAAATTTACGGATATAATAATTTAAATTATAAAGTAAGAGATATTCGTTGTAAAGGGAGTGAGTTTGTTACATTAGATTTAATTCAATCGGATATAAATGATTATAACGATTCTGATTACATTTTTTATTTGCACACAAAGGGTGCATCCAAAATTAATTGGCCTAATTATAAACTTTTAACAGATTGGAGACATATAATGAATTATTTTAATATAGAAAAAGTAAAAAGTGTTTTTAAAATTTTTGAAAAAAAAATGCATAATACCTATGGAATTAATTATGTAACATCCAATAATTTACCACATTATTCTGGTAATTTTTGGTGGGCAACGGCTGAATATATTAAAACAATAGATTATAATAAATCCCGTAAAGAAATTAGATATGATGCTGAAACTAATTATTTACAAAATGGAATTGATTGGAAACCTTTCACACCATTTAATAGTGAAATAAATCATTATAATACAGAATTTCCAAAAGAAAAATATAGATAATGAAAATAACATTTATATACGATTACAAAGATAATGAAGTTTGGTCAACACCACTATCATTGGTAAATGAATTTAAAAAAAGAGATTGGCAAGTTGATATAATTAAAACAAATGATACTGATTTAAAAAATTGGGTAGAATCCAAACCACAAACCGATGTTGTATTATTTATGGATTGGGGTAGATTCGATTCAGAGTATTTAAACAAAGATTTAGTTCCTGCATTTTGGATACAAGAGAGTGGTGATGACCCACAAAACTTTGAAAGAAATTATCCAAAAGCAGAAAGGTTTCATTTAACAATAACACCAGCTGCAAACTCCGCAGAGGAATATAAACGTAGAGGAATAAATGTAGAATGGGTTTCACATTGGGCAGATACGGCAGTACAATTTCCAATGAATATAGAACCGAAATATGTAGCAGTTACAACTAGAGGACCAGGGGGTTCGCAATTTTTAGATTATCTTACAAATTGGGCCGAAGGAGTTATGGGCAATAGAAATGGTATGGGACCCAAAGAGCATACGGAGTTTCTTAATAGTAGTTTGATGGTAATTCAAAATAGTAGATGGAAAGAGGTGACTCGTAGATTATTTGAGGGAATGGCCTGTGGAAAATTAGTGATTACAGACCGTTTGCCGGAAGAAGCAAAACTTAATGAATTATTTGTAGAAGGTGAAGAAATAGTTTTATACAATGATATGTTTGATTGTATTGAAAAGATAAATTATTATAATGAAAATGAGCAGGAAAGAGAAAGAATAGCATTTAATGGAATGCAAAAAGTATTAAACAATTATACACAAATTCAAGTGGTAGATAAATTAATAAATGAATATGAAACGTACAGACATAATCAACGTACTGATAACTAAATATGGATATAAATCTTATTTAGAAGTAGGAACGCAAGACCCAACCTCAAATTTTGATAAAATAAATGCGGAACATAAAGTTTCGATTGACCCATTTCCAAGAGGTGAGGTTACATTTGTTGCAACATCTGATGAATATTTTGAATCAATTTCAGAAGATGTAAAATATGATATTATTTTTATTGATGGATTGCATCACAATGACCAAGTTTTGAAAGATATTGAAAACTCTTTAAAACATTTATCGGATAGTGGAACTATCATCTGTCACGATTGTTTACCAACAACCGAAGATATGCAAGCTAGAGATGACCACGGAAGAGAATGGACAGGTGATGTTTGGAAGGCAATCGCGGAATTAAGAGTTGAACGAATTGATTTAGATATTAAAGTTGTTGATACCGATTATGGATGTGGTATTATTCGTATGGGAACAAATATTCCGTATGAACCAATTGATGAAAATTATAAAACATATGCTTATTATAATCTTCACAAATATAGAATGTTAAATGTTATTTCACCTGAACAATTTATACAATGGTTAAATATAGCGTAATTATACCAACACTTTGGAAATCCAATAGAACTGAACAATTAATCAGAGATTTGAATGAATGTGAATTTGTAGATGAAATTATCATAATTGATAATACAAATACAGATGAGTGGGATAAAACATATCGTAAAATTAGAACCGTTTCAAAAGGTGAAAACATTTATGTGAACCCTGCATGGAATTGGGGAATTGAATTAGCAAAGAATGAATGTATTGCATTATGTAATGATGATATAAACTTTGACCCAAATATCTTCGGAGCAATTACAGAAAATACTTTGATGTATAGTGGTATTATTGGGATGGGTGAAGGAAATTATAAAGAACCAATTGATGAAGAAAGAGGACCTTATATTGATATGTGGAACCCCGGTGTAAATGATTGGGGATGGGGTTGTTTAATATTACTTAAAAAATCACATTGGTTACCTATTCCACATGATATTAAAATTTGGTACGGAGATAACTTTATCAAAGATGTTAATTCCGTAGCAAAAGGATGTTTGAGAAATTTCAGAATTGAAACGGAAATGAGTACAACATCGGATGAAAAAGAATGGGATGAAGTTAAGAAAAAAGATTACGAATATTTTATAAATTATTTACGTTATGGAAAAACTACCAATTAGTATAGGAATATTGAGTTGGCATAGTGGACAAG